CACAGCTTTTCGCTGCGTTCAGAATGGCTTTGTAGCAGATTTCAGGCTCGCTCGCCATGACGAATCAACCGACACCCTGGCAGAAGAAATACCGCTGGACGATCACTTGGCCCGGCGAAGGCCACGAGGATTGGGTCGCTTACGACGGCGATCTCTACATCGGCCGAATCATGCGGGATAAGACGACGCACACCAAACAGGGACAGTTTCTCTGGTCAGGTGGCGCCCATGGCCGAGACTTCAAACAGCACGTCATGCCCCATCAAGGATGGGAGCCGGAACACTGGCAGGCTGCCAAGGCTGTTGAGGACTGGTATGATGCCATGAGGGAGAGGAACGGGCTGGAGCCTAGGGTGCGGCCTGGCTGATCCCGACCGCAAAGCTGTACCCCATCATGAAACTGCCGAAGGCGATACCGAGCGCAAGCATGTAGAAGCTCTTCGGAGGCACCGCCCCTTCGTTGATGTCCGGGGCAAAGAACAGCAGCAGCAGAGCCCACCCGAGATACCAGACCACTGCCCGGATCAGAATGTCGCTTTCGAACATCCAGAAATCCGGCCAAGTCGCATTTCCCACGACCACGACCCGGTGAAGGAAGACAATCAGGATTAGGGAGAACGTTCCGACGATTAGGAAACTTGCCCCGCCCCTGCCCTCACGAAAGGCGAGGAATGCGTCTCTATACCACCTCGTCAGGGCGGCGAACCCCGTTCCGAGAACGAGCGCATAGCCGAGATACTTCATCCAATCGCTTGGCAGGATTGCCAGGAAGATGAAAAATAGAACGCCATGGGCAAGCGCCGACCACGCTGCAATGCTAGATTTAAACCGTCTCACTTGCCATTTCCCCTGTGCATGCTCTTGATAGCGTCTTCGGCGATCCGGTTGACGTTGTGTGTTCGGCGCTCAAGCTGCATGACAGCATCCGACAATTGCGATCGCGCCCGATTCTTCTCTTCGCTCTGACGCGCCTCGCGCCGACGGTTGCTCTGCCAGTGAGGCCATAGTCGGGACATGAATCTCATTTTCCCAGGCTCTTTTCGGTGAGACGAATAATCGTATCTCTCCAGAAGGCGGTGTTGTCGTCGAACTTCTGGACGATGGCAGTGACGGTCTTGTAGGTCGAAAGAAGCTCAGCCTCTGCCGCTCGCCGGTCTTTTCGCTCCAGCAAGGCCCACATGAGGAAGAGAAGAGCGAAGCCGACAATCACCGTCTCCTTGTTGGCAAGGAGGTTGATTATGTCACCAGTCGAGAATTCCATTAGCTAATCCAGGCTGCGATGCACGAAAGAACGACGAAGGCCGCAAGCACGAGGATCGCGATCACGGTAGCCGGCTGGAGGTGGAGGAACTTCATTTGCCCCACCTCGCTTTGATGTTGGCGAACCATGCCGCGCAATCGGCGGCCAGCTGATCGCGATTGTCAGCGACAATCTCCCAACGCTTGAATGTCACGACCCACGGCTCATCACCGATGCGGACGCGGCCGATCTTGGCGACACACGATGCTGGCGGATCGGGGAACGGGATGACCGCCCTCGCCTCGCCCTCGGTCTTTGCCGCTGCTGTGACGCGCTGCTCTGTCGTCGCGCACCCGGTCAGGAGAAGGCAGAGGAATATCAGTGACGCTCGAGCCATGATTTGTCCTTTGCTGTTGGCCGGGAAAGATCGGGGTCTTTGGCTGCTTCTGCCGCCAGCTGATCAATGGTTGCCTGCCGCTGGGCCGCAATCGCCTCAGACAAAGCTGCACGCTTGCGTTCGGCAGCTGCGGCATCATCTGCCGCCTGACGCAGTTCCCGCTCTCGCTGAAGCTGGAATTGAACGGACTGCAGCTCGTATTTGCTCGCCATGCCGGCGGTGGCTTCCTTGACGCGCTGCGCCGCGACCGATTCGACCCGGCCGGCGACGATGTCGCTGACGACAGGGATAGATGTCAGGAACGGGATGCGGGATGCGCCGGGCACGCCTTCATAGAACGCAATCGCCAGGATGAAGAGGACGCCGCCGATCCCGAATAGGCGCACGGCTGTTGCGAGAATCGCAGTCATCAGATGCCGCTCACGCAAAGCTCGGCCTCACCGATCCGCTGGGCATCGCCCATCTCGCGGCGGCGAACCAGACCAGTGACCACCTGACCGCCAGCTTTGTTCCATGCCGTCTGTGCCTCGCAGGCCTCCCGGTACTTGCCGACGCGGATGTATCGAGCCGCCGTCGAATTGCACATGCCGGAGACGCCGAAGTTATAGGCGCCTGAGATAGCCGACGCTTGCACGCTGACCGGCTTCTTTTCGAAGTCTGCTATGCAGCGGGTCAGTGGAGCGTAATAGTCGCGCTGGACGCGATCGATCAGCATCTGCTCGCATTGCTGGGGCGTTCGCGTCAGGCCGGCAGTGACCGGCTTGCCGTTGATCCGGGTTTCGCCGTAGCAGATGTCCCATATCTTTGCGAAGGGATCCCAGTGCGATTTCAGCACCAGCCCTTCCCACGGCTTGATCAGGCTGTCGACGGCAAGGATGACAGAGACCGGCGGCTTCGATGCCTCATAGGCACCCCACGTCCCGCCGGCGGCAGCGATGAACGCTGCGACGATTGCCGCCTTGCCCCGCTTGCTGCTCGTGATTTTATTGATCGGCATTTGGATCATCCTTCGGTGTCTTGGAAACGGATTGCTGGGCCACAAGGCGAGAGACGAGAGCAGCCATAGACGTGAAGCCGGAAAGGCCAGCGAACAGGCCGCGCGGCAGGTAGAGCCACTGGTCGAGGATCGGCAGGGCGATCTCCAGCCCGGAGAACAGGCCAGCCAGCAGGATCAGCCGGATTGACCAGGCTCGCTTGAACACCCGTCCGAAATGCTGGACCGGCTCAAGGCCGAACACATCCAGCGAGGAGACAAAGCTCCGCTTCACCGCAGCCGTTACCGGCGCGGGTTGTTCCCCGTTCATGGATTTCTCCGATGTTGGTGATGTCGGGTCAGGGAAAAGAAAAAGGCCCGCCTAAGCGAGCCGCGAAGTTATGATTTTTCGGTGAATGGGTTTAGGTGCGAAACGCGAATTGGCGGCTGACCGTATCGGGTCGCCGCCAATCACTGGATGGAATAGCCTGATACGCCAAGGCGCACCTCACCACGCCACAGCTCGCCTCGCCTCGCCTTGCCTGCCCTGCCACGATCCTTGCCAGCCGGTCGGGCGATCCGGCTCCGCACTCATTCTCCGATCTTATCGAGTGACTTCGGGAAGTCGGTATCGATAACGTCGATGATCTTCACGAACCCGGCGAACTCCTCCAAGTCCTTGTAGCGAAGCCTCCATGCCTTCAGTTCGTTCATTGCCCGATCCAAAACGAGTTGCCTCGTCTTGGCCTGTGAAAGGGCATGGGTCGTCTCCCGGTAGTGGGGCGCTGACGGCGCTGGCACATGAATATATGCCCTCTGCCGCACCGCTTGTTTGTTTGGGCTAACGTAGACAGCGACGACAGCGCGGATAAGTCCCCTCGCCTGCTGCAGCCTGTATTGTTCCGCTGCTTCGCTATTGTCCCATTCAAAGAACGAGTGAAGCGGCGAGTTATCGTGCCTCGCGTCAGCTAAAACATCCTTAGGGGTAAGCTCACCCTTGCCCTTCTTCCGCAGCATTTCGATATGCTGCCCGACGATGTTTGGGTCAGGATGGTGGCCTGCTTGGAAGCGGACGCCCTCGGCAAATTCGAAGCCGGCAATCTTTGGCTGTTTCATCGTCCAGCCCCCAGTTTCGCCATGTCTTTGTCGGTGGCGACATGGAACATGCCGTTCATGCCGTCCTTCTCGGGGCGCCATTCACCTACGCCAACGGCGAAACCGGCGACGTTGATGATGTTGAGGATCTGCGCCTCTGACAGGACATTGGCATTGAACCGAACCAGCAGCTTTGCATGCCAGTCGGCGAACTCGCCACGGTAACGCAGGTCAGCCGTTCCCATGCCAACCCGAACCATATCTTCGCGCATGGAAGGATCGCCGCCCTCAATGCGCACGAGGTTGACGCGAGCCTTTGTGCCCTCGAACGCGCCGTTAACGTCGATGTCCTCACCCAGGATGTGGAAAGCCTGACGCGCAGCAATCTTCGTGATCCCGGCCACCGACGTGCAAGCGGTGACGGCCGCAGCCTTAAAGCCGATCGAGGGAAACCCGAACCCATCGCCAAGGCGATAGAGGGACGCTTCGAAATCGGCCCGAGGGTCTTTTGCTTCCTTGGCTTGCTTGGCCTTCTTCATCTGCTTCTCAAGCATTTCACGCTTGGCCTTTTCCGACCAAGCATGAACGATGAGCGGGCTGTCACCGATAACAGTGACTTCCATCAGGCGGATGTCGAGTGGCGGTAGCTCGATGCCGACATCTTCTTTCTTGGGGGCCATCAGACATCACCCCCACCGTGTTTGACGAACATCCATATCTGCTCGGCGCTCTTGCCGTCATCATTCTGACGCCCGTAGCGCATGCTTCCTTCGCCATCGTTGAATTTGATTTCCACGAAGTCCCCGAACATCGTCTTGCCGTGAGAAGGCATCTTTCGAAATTCACTGAGAAGATCGTCGAGTAGGCGAGTGCATTTTTCTTCACTCGTTTCGGCTGGCGGCATCGCGACAGCAGCAACCGGTAGTGACGCAACGGCAGCGCCGCCGAGGAAGGTTCTGCGCTTCATGCTGCAACCCTCCCAGTCACCATCTGTCGGACGGCTTCAAGCCGAAGCGTGTCGCCAAGCCCGATCCAATTCGCTGTGACCCATTCCGCCTTAAGCAACGCCTCATGGAGCGATCGCGCCTCCCAATCGATGATCGATCGCTCAAGGCCTTCAATGATCTCTCCCAAGCGCTCGCTTTCGCAGTCCGCAGCGTCAACGCCGGAAGCCTTGCGCCAATCTTTATATACCTTGGCTCGGCCCTCTAGGATTGCATGAGCTTTTCCGCGGTCGACCTCCAGCCTGTCGATCCTTGCCTGATGGAAGGAAGCAGAAATACCGTTGTCGACATGCCATTTCGCCAAACCGATCTTACGATCGATGTCAGCGTCTATATCAGCGGCCCAGTGCAGTGTTTTGCTTTCCGCGCCGCATCCTCGATGATCGTTTCCGAGTTCAGACATTTTGATCTTCGCGAACGGTGGGCATTCGGCGCTATCGCATGCATCGTCAACGAAATCCCACAGCACCTTACGTTCAGCGCAAAGGATTGTGTGCCGGTCGATCATGGTGCCGATCGTCTGATCTGGGGTTAGAGCGTCACCAGAGGCGACGGCGGTGTGGCTGGTGGCTGCGAGAGCGAGGCCCGCCTTGAGAACTGTCCTTCGGTTCATGGCGCCCTCCTTAGTTCAGAGGTTGTTCGAGAAGAGCGGCCAACTTGACCAATCCCTTCGCGGTGACAAGCGCGCGGGTCGCGATACGTTCGCGGCCCTGATCGTCGAAATATGGATGATCGTCATGCTCCATATAGCCGGAGTGACGAATACCATCGTAAGCAAGCCAGCTCTTGCCGCCGGCCCGTTTGAAGATCCAGCGACGGGACTGCATGAAGGTAAAGAGGTCGTCCCGCTTCACCTTGAGCGTCTTGGCCGCGTCGCTGATGCACATCGAACCCTTGGCGCCTTCCAGTCGGTCAAGCTTCTTGAGACGGTCGCCCTGCTCCGCGATTGTCTCCTGCAAGTGACCGATGACGCCGAGCATGATCTTCGGATCGGAATAATCAATCGCCGCTGGCTTGCCGCCTTGTTCCAGCTCCATCCAGCGGTCGATGATCCGAGCGCGAAGCTCGACCGAGTAGCCGGAGATAAGGATCAGTGTTTCGCGCTTCGTCAGGTGGAAGACCTTCGTAGGCCGCCCACCGTTCGACGATTCTGGCTTTTCCTGAATTTTCAGGGAAAGGTCAGAGGCCATCTTTTCGATGTCGGCTCGCACGTTGTCGTGTCTCTTGCCGGTGATTTCCGAAATGTCCCGACTGGACATGGTGAGGTTCGACGACGAGGCCGATACGGTTTGAAGCTGCAACTGCATAGTTACGCCCTCACCGTCTCGAGCTGCATGCGCCACTTGAGCGATGCGCCAGCGCTGCCGATGAGGTTCGGATCACGAGGAGCCGGAACCGTGACACACGAGCCGAAGTCACGATCAGCGCGGCGGAAAGCAGCGGCTACGACCGAGTTGCGGAACAAGGTGTGAAGCGGGATTGCCAAAGAAGGTACGATTTTGCTATCATGCTTGCGCATGTCGATATCTCCAGATTTCGATTGTGATTGGAAAGAGCGGGACGGTTCCTACGCCGTGGTCCCGCTCTTTTCGTTTTCCCGGCTCTCCTTGATCAGCCGGATGACCTCATCGTTGATCGATGTGAAATTACCTTTCGCTCGCTCCGCAAGCCATTCCCTGAGCTGCTCCGGCAACCGCAAGGTCAGACTCGACCTCTTAACCTTTTCCATGATACTCCTTTCTGTGGCGTCATTTCGACGTCACCAACATAGCAGACGCCAAATTGGCGTCAAGCGCCAAAATGACGTCAAATGGAAAAAGAAAAAGAAATCATTCGAACCAGTCTGCGGATGACAAAGCCGCTTTACGATCGTCTCGACGCGGCAGCGTCGGAGAAAGGGGTGACGATGCACTCTGAAATTCTTGCGAGGCTGGAAGCAAGTTTTAGCGCTACCGACTTTGATGCCCGCGCCCAACGGTTTTTAGAGCAAGCCGAACGCCTACTTGAACTGTCTCAGGCAGAGCAGGAAAGACGCGATCGGGAAAAATGAACGCTGACCTCTGGTCGCTGCGGATCTTTGACAAGCCCGCCTCTGAAGGCGGGTTTTTCTCTATTTCAGGCCGCCCTAGTCACCAGTTTCCAGTTTCCAGATCCTACTGCAGTGGCGATGTAGAGGTTCCCGTTCGTGATATCCACGCACTCCGCCCCGATCATGGAAGCGCTCAATGAGCCCAGCGGAGAGCCAGCGTTACGCCTCTTCTGGAAGAGGTACGTCTGAGCGTAAGGCGAACCCGCCACTTGGATCCTACCATCGATCGACGCACCGCGGATATCAATGAAGAACGTGCTATTGTTCTCGTTCCTGATCTCGATGTCATGCGAGCTTGGGAACGCATCTCCGTTGATGTCGGTGATGGTCGCAATGTTTGCGTAAAACCGCACGATGCCGATTTCCAAAGCCTTCATAAGGTCGAGGATCTGGGCAAGCGTGGTGATCTCAGCGCCGGTGACCGGGTTATAGACCTTGTTTCCAGCGCTCTTTAGCAGAACAACATTTGTCCCGAAGTTGCTGAGAACAGGGTTCTTGGGGAAAACGGCGGCCGAGGAGAAGTCGATCGTGTCGGAGCCTTGGGCGAACTCCTCGAAGATCAGGATCCCACGCGTCCCGGCGTCAGAGTCTGTGACTGAACCCAGGATGCAAAGCGAGCATATTACGCCACTATCGGTAACGCAGCAGCCCTCGTTTTCAATCCGAGAGTTTGCAAATCCCGCCGCGGTCAGGATGGTACGCGCGGCATCTGGAGAGTAAAGCGCCTCGGCAATCTTGGCGTCACCATCACCGGAGAAGATCCGCATCCCCTGGTATTGCGCAGGGGTCGGCGTTCCGGTTGAATATACTCCCCCATATGCTGCAGCGATGAACCCTTGGCCCAACGCAATCGCCTGCATGTGAGGAAAGTAAGCAGAGTAGTCGTTGTTGTCCCCAAGATCGCTGATCTTGAACTTGGTTGTTTCCAACCGCGTCGACGGTGCGGCCGTGGCGACTCGGTAAAACCTATCAACACGCCGAAGAGTGCCTAACGGTGTATCAGTCTCACTGATCAAGAGGTCCGCCCCCCTTCCCGTCAGGAATAGGTAGACATCCATCGGGTACGAGTTGGCACTGACTGGCGACGACAGCTCAGCCGGCAGGGTGGTGATATTGTACCGGACGAGCGCATTGCTTGCCCCACGAATCCACAGATACCGGGTGCCTCCGGAATAGCTAACGTGGATGCCTGAATAGCCCTGCCCGGCATAGAAGCTCCGAACGAAGGCGCCTGTCGATCGGTTGAAGATGACCAGCCAGTTAACTCCTGTCCCACCATTTGGCGAGAACAGCACAAGCATCTGGTTCGCGATCTCGTCGATAAAGAGTGCCTGCGGATAAACGTATGAAACGGCGAGCGCGGCAACAACCGTATCGTAGCCTGGCGGCTTCAACGGCAGCTCTCTCAGGACGCGTTTGCGATAAAGGTTACGGAAGAATGGGAGAGTAACCGGGCCTCGAACCTCAGGCGCGAGCTTGGGAAGGCTGACGTCACCATCATTTACCGTGGCTGTCTGATTTACCCACGAGCCAGAATGAAAAATCTTCATGACACCAGTCACGGTGTTGAAATAAAGTGCCCCTTCAATCAAAGCGTGTCCCTGAAGGTCTGTGACAGGGTCAACAGCCAACGCACCGAGGTATCTGGTCCGAAAGTCAGCCAGTATCGCCGCAGTGGCTTGTGCAGCTTCGTTAGGAAGATCGGATTTCTTGACCCACGCGCCTGCGACCTTTTGATAGACGCCCCTGAGTGCAAGGTTATCGTCGAGCACGACAAGCCCAATATCGCCATTGGCATAACTGCCAACGACCGCATCAAGCTCTGCTTTGGTCGCCCTGGCTACTGAAGCTGAGAGGAGTTGAGCCGTAACCGCAAGGGATTCCTCCAGCCACGTACCCCATGCCCGAATAAGGTATTTATCAGGCTCATAGGGCGCATTCGAAGGGCCATCAGCCCAAATGCTCTTGGCGTTCTCTACCATGATTTCTCCATGCGCGATCGCCTCGGCGGTGAGCCAAGGGAGGTTGTCGATGTTGTTTTCCGGTTAGACGGTGACGGTCGCCGACGCCTGCGCAGCAGACTTGACGCCAGAGCCGTTCTCGGCTCCGCACCAGTATTTCCATGTTCCAGTGCCGGGGCTGTCGGTGAACGAGATCGTCTGGTTTGCCGACACATTGTAGGTGCCGATCGTCGTCGCTGCAGCGAAGCTCTGAGCTGTCGTGCCGCGCTTGAAGACGAGGTATCGGGTATTGTCGTTGGCCGATTTCGCGCTGACCGTGACAACGCCAGCCGAATTGACTGCGGTCATGTTCGTTGGTGTTCCCGGCGCGGTTTGGTCCACGGTCGATGTAACGTTCGCGGTCACTGACCAATCGCCATAGTCATTGTCCGACGCGATGAAGGCGACTTGGATGTCCAAAAGAGCATTCGACGGCACCACATTCGTGGCAAGGTCGACAAACCCACCAGAAGGCGTTGCATTTGGGAACTTCTGTTCGATCCAAGCGCCCGGGTTGCCGGAGCCGTCATTTGCTACCCGATATCTTACGACCGGGTAGAGAGCATCGTCAGCCGGGTCGATGATGACCACGCGGATATAGACGCTATCGCCTCTGGGCTTCGCCTGTACGAGGTTGATGACCGGAGTGAGGATATCCGCCGCATCGACCTTCGGCGGAACCGGCGGCTGCTGTCCTTCGTCGGTTGTGGGGTTCCAATCGTCGATGTTGTCCGGATGCTTCATGATATCCATCGTGAACCCGCCTTGAAGCAGGGACAGGACGGACTTGCGGTTCTCGATCAGCTTCCCGGTCAGCTTCGGCAACATGATCGGGGCGTTAACGCGCACCCAGCGGCAGTAGACCGAATTGATGCCTGAGAGCCTGACGTTGAGCTGCCCGCTCACCTTCTCCTGAAGTCGGAGCCAGTCACGCTTGCCGAGGCGGCGGGCCTGCCTCCACTGCTGAACCCATTGATAATTGGCATCCTGAGCGAGAACGCGGCCTGCCGTGATCTGGGCCGCCGTATCCTCGAAGAAATCAGTGTCCGACGTCCCATAGCTGATCTCGGGATAGCAGAACTTCGGGACAAGGCGGTTGCACTCATCCTCGAAGAGGACGTCGTATTTGATATTCCGGCCGGCGATGTCGCTGTCGGTCAGCGTCGTGACATACTTCTCTCGGAACTTGCCGACGATGAAGAGCAATGCCCCATCACCGCGCTCGCATATCCAGCCGTCGCAAGAAGCGAGGATGGCATTCGTCGCGGCCTTCGGATCGTTTTCCGTGGTGTCGAAGCCGTTGCACTCGTAGCGGCGTTCTGTCCCGCCTCCCTTGAGGGGAACAAGCTCATCGCAGACGTCAGCCTCCTCCTGCCACATATCAAGGACCGGGAGGATGGCTCTCTTATAGTCACGGCGATGGCCGAACTCATTGAAGCACTGGTGCCACGCCATGATGACGGCAGAGTTGCGCGTCCACTGCCATGTGCTTTCGTCTTCCGGGTCTTGCAGCGGATCGCGGAAGTCCCAGCAAAGAGCGCCATCGACCTCTGCCGACAACTGCGGCGGACCATACGGAAACCGCTTGCTCTGTCTTTCAGCCTTGGCGCTTTGGGCGACCATCGCCATAGAAGCTTGGCCATCTCCTCGATGGCTGTTGGTCCAGGCTCCATCTGCAGAGAGCTTGTCGACTATGGCCGAGTATGGCGTTTCCGGGACAAGCCCTAACCTATGATAAATTTGTACCTGATCCCCGTAATTGGTTCCGGGGTTAATAATCCCGCTCGGTTGTAGCGTCACTTCGTCGTCGTGAAGCCAAAATCGATTGAACGACTTAACCGGATGAGCAGCGATAGCTTGCACCGCGCATAGATTTTTGCCCTTCGCCTCCCAAAGCATGAAAGCCCCGGCGAGTCGGTTCCGCCCAACGCACCATTGGCGGTACGGGATCGACTGAACCTTCGGGATCTTTCCGTCTTCCGGCTTCGGCGGCTTCGGAGCGAAAAGCATCTGAATGCCGATCGATATGGCCGTGGTCGCGATAGCCGAGAGACCGGCGATAACTACACCGCCGATGGTAGACGCTGCGAATGATGCACCGAAGACGGCAGTGAGGAGCGGCGTAAAGATCGGATCATAGAGCGCGGTCGTGGTGCGGAGCATCCAGTTCCGGTCAGCGTCCCGGAAATAGTGCTGCGCATCGCTCGGCACGTTCTCGTACATCGCCTTCAGGCTCATGCAGGCAGTCTCCATGCAGCGATGAATTCAGCCTTCACGGCACGAACGCCGCCGGGATGGATGGCAGCCCAGAGAGGACCGAAGCGAACCGCTCCGATTTCCTTCTCCACAGCCGTTGTAGGGGCTTCTGCAGTCATGGCCCGGATCAAGCCGATATCGCCGTCCTGAACCTGCTGGACGCGCTTGGCACCTATCTGTGCAAGCTGGTGCTCCATCATCGGAACAAGGCCGCCGAAACGGGCAATGATTACCTCGGCCCCGTCCCTGTCCCGGTAGGTTCCCCGGAGGTCTTCAGCCGGGTCCACTCCGATGCTGCGCTCTGCCCATGTGGATGGGAAGGTCATGCAGTCATCACCGCCGACCCCGCCCCATCGGAACCGATGCGGGAGCTTCACAAACTCGAAAATGTCCATGAGACCTCAGTTGAAAACTGGCCACTTAGGCTGGATGCCGCGAGCCAGAGCACCGGTGTTCTTGCAGAAGTCATCAGTCGGATAGATCGACTTCTGCATCGCATCGGACCACAGCGACCGAGACGGCCGGGAACGCGTGTTCTCTCCGCCCACCACGGCGAGGCTGAGCGAAAGTGTGGGGTTTTCGCCTTCCCTGACAGGCGCCTGCGACTCTTCCGGATGCGATGCTATGCCGGTCCATATCGGGACGATGTTGCTGACCGGCTGGTGATACTTATCCAGCGTGGTAAGCCCGACCTGAACCAGCTTTCCCCGTACCGGGGGTAAGTCGTCGATCACCTTGGCGCCGGTCTTCGGGTCGATGCCTGAGACGGTGAAATTGATGGCGCTCGACCGACCGTTGACCAGCACTTCAAGGTTCGGGATACCCTGAAGCCTTCCGCCGCCCATGTAGACCGTGCCGGCAGGATCGATGCTGTCGAAGCCAACCGGAAGATCGTTGACGCCGAAGTAGAGATGCAAGCCCGGATCGGTATCAACCCGAAGGAAGATAGCCAGGCTCGTGCTGGTGCGGAGCGATTCAACGACCGCCGCCGGCACATACTCGACCGAGTAGGCCATCAGAACGCCTCAACGAAACTGATGCTTGGTCGGCTGGAGTACCAGCCAGAGTATTCAAACGGCACGGTCTGACCGCGGGCAAGCTTCATCACACAGCGCGGCCGGGCAAGCTCGATCCTCGTCCCCGATGTCACCGGCTCCCGTAACGGCGGTGATATCGCGATGCGAGATACAGGGTTCTCCTCATCGGTCTGGCTGATCAGCTCCCATGAACGATAGATGCGCCAGCCCTTCGTCTCATGATAGATCGAGAACCAGTCAGACCACCGGAAGACCTTGCGAGCTGCACCGAAGACCCGGACATTGATCACCCCGGCATTAAGACCGGCAGCCGCGGTGAACTGCCCGTAGACAGTCGACTGCGAGTATCCGGAACCATCAGTAAAGAGCGATCCGTCAGAATGCGGGATGCCCTTGATGATCGGCCGAACCGCCCCGCCTATGACCGGGAACGGTCCCACCTTGTCATTGACCAGCGGGACCACGATGTTTCGGAATCCACCGTTGAGACGGGAGCCAAGCCAGGACAGGACTTCGAAGCGCTCGTCAGGCCCTTCCAAAACCATATTCTCCAGCGTAGCTGTCATCATGCCGCCGCCAGAGGTCTCGATGCTGATTGCCTCACCTACTCCGTTAACTCCGCCGTCTATGGCGTTGCCAACGTTATCGAAGCGAATGCGGGTCGGGCGCATGAAGTCGATCGGGAAATCCGGCTGGTTCGTCAGCTCACCCATTAAGCCACCCGCGATTGATATTGCTTCTGATTGTCGCCAAAGCCGCCGTTGATCTGACGCTCATTGTACTGAGCGATACCCTCGGCCGCCCCCTGACGGGCAAGCTCGCGGATGTGGTCATCACCCCTCGCCCCATCCAGATAGAAGTTCTGGATCGGTCGCTGATTGCTGCCTTCACGAGATCCGCCCATCATGCGGGCGCTGCGGTTCGTGTCGAAGACCTGCGAGCCTTGCGGGAGGTTGACCAGTTCCGGACCACGCTCCCCGACGATCGCCATGCCGCCGGGTGCATAGTTCGTTCCATCTGCGAAAAGACCGGTCAGGCCGGCGTACTTCGACAGATTTGGACTGAACAGGCCACCAAGCCAGCCGAACAGGCCGCCGCCTCCACCGCTCCCAGTGGGGGCAGATGGTGCAGACGGGAAGAAGTTCGCCGACAGGGTGTCGCCGATCTTGCCGAGACCACCGCCGAAGGTGTCGAGCCCCTTGGTTGCTGAGCCTGCAGCTTCCGCCAGCTTGTTGACCGCATCTGTGGCCGTGCCGCCGGTCCCGATGCCATCCCATTTGCCGACGCCGACCTTCGCCGCGCCGTACCATGCGCCCCAGCCGTTCTTTGCGGCATGGTCGAGGGCGAAGTCGGTTGCGGCGGGACCATTGGCAGCAAGAGCAGGATCGAGGCCGGTCTTGTCCATGAACGAGTTGCCGAGACCTCCGCCCTTATAAAGCTGGAACGGTCCATAGGACTGCTCACGCACGCCGTTCTTGTAGTAGCTCGACTGCAGGTTCCAGCTATTCAACCCGCCTTCGGACTGGGCGACCTTGAGGGCTGTATTCGGATCAATACCGCGTTTGATGGCTGCATTGCGAATATAATCAGCGATGTTTCCGGTTGCAGCAACATCAGGGAGAGCCGACCGGGTTACAGAAGTCAGCTTTCCAAGGCCTGTGAATGCACCCGAGGCATTGTCGTTTGCAGCCTTGCCGCCCCCGATCGCCGATACAACCGACCCTATCGCGCCACCCGATCCAGATCCCGGCCTTCCAGTCAGCCAGTCGGCAAACATGTTGCCTATACCGTCGAAGAACTTCTCCCATAGCTTGTTCGCCTGGTTTTCGAGCGACGATTCGAAGCCCTTGAGGAATGCCTTGCCGATGTGATGGCTGCCAGAGACAAGTTCGCTGCTGAATGCCGACCCGAACCCCTTCGCCATGTCCTTGGCTTCTTGCCAGTCATACATCTGACCGATGCGTCGACCGTTCGCGCCGTTCAGGTCTTCAGGAAGCCCGTACTGACGCAGAGTAGTAGCGATCTGGCGGTTGCGAGGGGATAGGCGAGCGTCCCCTATCTGTTGACCCATGTCGAAATTGAAGCGGGCCTGGTTGTATTGATCCGTGAGCTGACCGAGAGCCTTCGCCCGCTCGTGAATGAGGTCAAGCTCCTTCTGGTCAACCTCAATACCCTGACGCGCTGCCTCCATGCGGAGTTGGCTCGTAAGCTCGTACTCTTTCCGAAGCGCTGCAGCGGCACCACCTGTTTTGCCCACAAGGTCAATCTCGGACTGCTGGTCGGCAAGAAGCCGATCGAGGCTGCGAGACCGCTCACGTTGAGCATCAAGAATGGATTGGTTAGCGCGACGGTAGGAAAGCTCAACCTCCTGATTAATTCTCTGCTGCCGCGTCTCCTGATCCTCGCGCTTGAGGTCCAAAGGCTCGGCTTCAAGCCGGCGGCGTTCTGCATCAGCTATCTCCCGTGGAGACCTGGCACCGATACCCGCAATGGCGGCGTCAAACCGGCGTCGGCTGTAAAACCGTTGGTCGACGTTCGAAGCCTGATAGTCGCGAGATGCGTTGGCGGCAGTCGTGCGCGACATCATCAGTGTCATCTCGCGCTGCTGGCGATTGAGCTCTTCCGTGGCTTTCGCGGCTTCTGTTGCTTCCTTCGTGTAGTCAAGAAGCGTCTTTGCGATCTTCTGAAGCTGCTTATCAGAGGGGTCGGTGTTGGCTATCTCCTGGACACTACGGTTGAATTCCAGAACATCCGGGTTGCCAGCGTGTATCTGGTCCACAAGCAGTTTTACGGAATCCGTGAATTTGCCGAAACGAGCAGTGGAATTATCGCTGCCGATCGAGAAAGCGCCGAACCCCTCAAAGTCGAATTGAGATGCGTTGACCGATGCGCCAGCGTTGCCGAGGAACGAATTCAGACTGTCCTTAAGCGCCTTGTTGAGCGCAGTCCTGTCTTGGTTCGCCTCGAAATTGATAGCGGCCTGAGTACGGCGACCATATTCGGTGCCGGACTCGGCGGCATCGTCGAAGGTCGCCTTGATCCTCTTGAGGATTTCCTCGTGCTTTTCCAGTGCAGTCGAAGTCGTGCTCAGGCTGCCGACTAGAGACGAACCGTATTGCAGCGCAGCCGCGGCCAAAGCGGTGAAGCCAACAGCAGCGATAGATACAGGGCTCACCAGTCCTGCCACAGCTGTTGCCGTCGTGGCCGCAGCCTGCTTGAGCGACATACCCGCATAGGCGCCGCCGATCTGGGAACCTTGCTGCAAGCCGATAGAAAGCGGGTTCATCCCCATCGCAGCCGTTACGGCGACATCTTGGAACTGGAACATCGCGTTCGTTGCCGCGAAGTTCTGTCCCGCCCCACCATTGCCGCCGCCTGCCTGCTGACGCTGCTTTAGGGCAGCAATACTCGAAAGAGCTGCCTGACGCTCTCGACCGATCGCTGCCGCCATCTCATCGGCGGAAATGGCACCCAGTCGTTGAGCCTGACGGATCTCACCAAGCGCAGTCTTGTAGTTTTGCAGGACGTTGAAGACCGGGTTGAACTTGCCGCGAAGACGGTCAAGCTCCATTCCATATGCAGCAATGTCGGCCTTTCTATCGCCAAACGAGTTGCGGACGTTCAAGGCCCGGTCGATGCGCTGGGCAAGGTTTTCGGTTTGGGTAGCAACCTGCCCGAGGGTCTGATTGACCTGCATCCCCGCGCCGCTGATACGTGTGATCGCGCGGGAAGCCGTGGCGCCCATCCGATCGACCGCACTTTCGGTGCGTGTTGCGGCAGTCACAAGCGCGTCGAGTTCCGTTGCAGCTCTTCCAGCTGGGGAACTATCGATCGCAAAACCCAGAGTGGCTGTGGTCAAGGCTTTACCTCTCGACGGATAGTGCACTATCGTCCAGCACCCGAAGGAGGGACGTCATGAAATTATGGGCAACTGGCTTGATGCTAATGTCCGCGCCGACCTTAGCCGCTGCGCAGCAAGTGATGGATGGTTCGGACAAGGCGTTCAAAGAGCCTATAGCGGCTCAGATCGCCGACTTTCTTTCGTCAGCGACAAGCGACCCTTACGGCGCGCAGTTGAAGGGGTTACGGCCGTCGAACAATGACCCTAAGGACATTTGCGGAGAGGTGAACCTCAAGAACCGGCTCGGCGCCTATACTGGCTTCCAGCCTTTTATCGTCTACTCGGGGGTTCTCTATCTACAGGATGCAGAACAGTGCCGGTGATCCCTTACTTCTTGCCAGGGAACAAGGCGTCAAACAATCTGGTCGTAAGTGGCCTTGTAGACACCTCGTCCTTTTTGTCCTCGGCCGTCTTCTCCTTGTAGAAAATCTCCATTCGGACTGCATCAATTGCCATGATGGCATCTATTTCCCACTGAGCGGGCACGACCTTTCTAAGCCGTGCCCATGCATCGACCTCATGCCATGAGATCGGGTTGATGCCGAAGCCGGTGCCAGGTCTGGCCCGGTCCAGCTGTCTGAACCAGTTCCAAACGTGCTCACCGGCTGCGGGAATGGTGAAGGTTTTCTTTTCGTGCTGATCTCTAACGCACTGGCAGAGCCGTTCGATCAGCCGGTGATAAAACCCGCGCGAGATACCGCCTGTTCATAAGCCTGATCGCCGATGAAGTGGAGCTTTGCGAACAGACGCCGCAAGTCATCCTCATTGGCTCGAAACTCTTCGCCCTCAAACTTCAGAGTTTCTGGCGTCATCGAGACGCAGCACTTCGCCGCGTAGGCAAAACGCCGCTCCCGTTCAGCCGACATCGAGGATTCGGAAAGGTCGCTCGAAACTGCTGCCTTCGCGGCCAGTTCCTTTTGGACCTCGGAGACCGCGCGCTCGGCGCGGTCACTATCTGGGCCAACGATTTTCAGCGTAAGCCCCATATCCTTGCCATTCGGCAGGACGATCTTTCGCTCGGCACCTTCTGTCTGACGCTTAACAAAGTCAGACAGATAGGACAGGTCGAGAACGTTCTCGCTCATCAAGCACCCCCGACCGGAGCAACGGTGATAACGGGCGAGTTGATCTCGACCGTTCCGGAGATGAGGCGAGCGGTGTTCGCGCCGCCGCCCTGTTCCTGCGACGACATGACGATGCCGTAGAAGTATTTGGTGGTCGGAGCCGTGACGGCGGTTGCCGTGTGAACGCCGGACTGCGTGCCCGTGGTGGCGATCGCAGCGCCGCCGGGAGTTGCCGCGACACTGAATGTGCCGGCAGCCGCGCTGACGACGTAATAGGTCGTGTCAGCAACAAGACCGGTTGGCAGAGCGCCAGTGGTCGAGAACTTGATCGGGTCTCCATTCTGCCGGCCATGGCTGGCCCACGAGATGACGCCGGGAGAAGCGACCGTAATGGTAACGACCGAGGCTGCGGCCGGCGGGGCGTCATCAAAAAGGATGCGGAACTGATAGTTTGCGGAAGAGTTTGCCGCGGCAATCAGCATCTCCTGGCCTTCGTCGTAAGGCTGGACGATGAAGTTGTTCTGCATCGATCCGGCATTCTTCGTGCCCTTTGCCTTCAGGGTACGGCCAGAGTTGATGATGTCTTCGGAGATCAGCGTTGCGCTGTCACCGACAGAGCCCATCGTCTGCCAGCCCTTGACTTCCGTCCATGCGGTGGAGGCGAAGAGCGCAGCATTAACGTCCGGATCATCCGGCACGACGGTAACGGCCGGGCCCATAAAGAAGCGGGCACCTGCCACAGGGTATAATTGAGCCATCGGGCTTTCCCTTCATGTCTGATTGAGCGCTTGCCGAAGGCGCAGAACGGCAGGCCAATCAGGCCGGAACTTGCGGGTAGCAGAGCCACCGCGTGGTGATCGGAATGTTGTGGTGTGTGTCACCGGTGATCAGGACACCAATCTCTGGGTCTTCGTCGATACGGACTTGCATGCTGTTCTTGAGCAGTTTCGTTCCGCGCCGCAGATGCTCGCGAACCGCACCGGCAAGATTGTAGGCATCAACGACCGCCGATCCCTTCGGCCACATGACGTTGGTCCGCATGAAGCCCTGCCTGATCGGGTCCATCTGCAAGGAGAGGTCCGTCTCGATTGAGCGGTTGAAATGGATCTCGACACTGATGAACTTGCTCTTGGCGGTCGGGCTGTACGGATAGCCAGGCTCCGCGAGGTCGACGCCGTTTGGCCGTTCGAAAGACTGCGCCCTTTCCAACAAAGCGAGATAGATGCTCTTCTCAACCGTATCGGCCATGCTGTATGCCTCTCCTATGGCCGACAAACCGCTGACAGACAGAGACGTCTACGACCTCCTTCACGAGGCGCAGCTTCTGCTGGTCAACAAGGTAGTGATGACGAAACACGCTCAAGACGTGCTCTCGATGGCTATCCGCGATCTCGCGATCATGCAGACTGCCCTGCTATCGATTTCCGAAGGCCCTAGCCTCGTTCAAACCGACCGCGAACCGTAGCCTCTGCCCTAGCCACTGTCTGCGGCCAATCCTGCTGGGCCGCCTCAATGAATGCCCTTCCGGTCTGGTTGTACATTCGACCGAGGCTATCCGTCCCGACGAAGCCATAGTTAACTCTGGCGGAATAGGCTGCCTGGAAGCCGATGTAGATCGTTGCCCCAAGCGCAGTGCCATGGATGACGCCGATGCTTTCCGCCGACCGATCGGGGAACTCCTCCTGCCCATCCTTGATGGTGGGCATTGCATCGTCCGACGCGATGGCGGATCGGGCAAGATTTCCTGTGACGCGGGGCACCCTGCCGCCCGGTTCGGTCATGTCGTTGAAGATCATCTCCGCTGAAGTCTGGAAGATAGCGAGCATTCGATCGAGCTCGCTCTGCCCCCATTCCGATATCGTCGCGGCGAACCCAGCCATTATCGACCCCTGCTCCGGGCATAGGCCTCTGCGAAGTCGAACGAGTAGGCGCAATCACAACGGCAATTGACGACGGATGAAGCCCCGGCCCCGAGAGAGCGATCCCCGGGAAAGCGCATCATATCACCGTTCGACGCCTGAAATGGAGTGTCCATGCCCTGTACCGTCTGCCCGTTCAGGATCATATGCGAGTGCCGTGTCTTCCGGTCGCCAACTGCGCGCCAGCGGCGGGTCACAAGGCTTTCGTCTCGACCGGCCTTATTAAGCGCCTGCAGATAAGCTTCATGCTTGGCAGCGGTAACGGCCATCAGAGTTTCAGTCCGGCCAATGGTTTCTCCCCGCTTCTTTACGTAGCGGTTCGTCATGTCATCGGTGATCTTCTTCACCTGATCTGGCGTCAGACCTTTCCCTTCGCGGATCGCCTTCAAGACAGTGCGGATGGATGGCTTGCCGGCTGCGGAATATCGGAGCTTCCACTCTCCTGTCTCGCTATCCTTGATCAGGAACTCACGCAGTCTGGCCGGGTCCGAAAGTATTGCCCTTGCGTTCTCGACGTACCCGATCTGATCGTGGGTAGCGCCAAGCATCCCACCCGTGCGTAGCTTGGTCACGCGGCTGATGCGTCCAACGATATCGACGCCGATCGCCGCCGGACCCTTGCCCTGCTCATAACCAGCTAGGATAGTCTGCCGCACGGCTTCCTTTGTAGTCTCGACAATTCCCGTCACCATTTGGGCGCCGGATGTGCTGATGTTTGCCTCGGCACGCTGGTTCGATGCATCCCATCTCAACAGAATGCGAGCGCCGGCCGGGTCGAACAGCCTGGGCATATCGCCGACGGTCAGGATGCCGCCCTGATTAAATGCCTGTCGTAGCGCTTCCTTGAGAGGCGCAAACGCTTCACTTTCGATATGAAGGGCTTCGATAGCCCCGTCTACGTCGCGCCGCTCCAGCGCCTCTATAACCCGCGCCACGACAGTTTCGTTCTTGATGCGGGCGATTGCCTCGTTGAACAACCGCTCCATCTCAGGAGACAGCTTATCGATCAGCGCCTCAAGCTGCTGGTGGAGGGTGGCCATTAGGCGTCAACAGCCTCGACGATCTCATCGCAGTAAGCCGCCATTTCATCGAAGGTCTGGTCACTCTGGTCGGTCGCGCCGAATGCATCGTTGAAAACAGACTGCATCATGCGGGCCGGATTGGCGCTCATGTAGGACAGAGGCATGATGGATTCGCCGGCCGTCGCACCAACGAGGTAGCCATACTGTGGCTTGATGAACCCACCGGTAGCAAATGCAGGCTTTGCCGCCGGTGCGACGACTGCCGCGACCGGCGCGAGTGCCAGAGCGCTGAGAAAGCGGCGCCGGTTCATTCCGCCACCTTCTCACCCTTGCCCTTGGCATCAGCCTTGGCGGGTTCATCCTTGACCTCAGAGCCGAGGCCCAGCCGCTCGATGGTCTTCACCTCGCGGTCGGTGATGTTCTTGAGCAGGGTACCAGCCTTCTGGCCAGCGTAGTCTTTCGAGAGCAGAGCGTGTGCCATTATGCAATCCTCGCTTGGCAAATGTGCACGACAGGCGTTGCCCCGTCATACAGGTTGGGATCAGAATTGATGATGCGGTAGGTCTTGCCGTTGACGCTGGCGTAGTCGCCGGGGATAGGCGTGATCGCCAGGCCCACGGCGGAGATATAAAGCTGCACGTCACCGACCAGAATCACCGTGCCGTCGATCTCGCGGGCCTGATAGGTCATCGGCACCAGTTTGGCCGGATATGGCGTCGGTACCGGATCGCCGCCCTCGTTTGGGTCGGGTGGCGTCTCGCGCGTGACCGTGCCTGCTTGGCCATACGAGGTGATCAGGCGGTTTGCAGTCTGCTGCAGGCGGGCATAGAGCGGGTTTGCCATCAGACCACCAGAATTCCCGGCAGGCACGGACGGAAGAACATCCAGAGCAGCCACTCGATCGAGGTAACCACCGGAGTGGCGAGAGCAACGATGTCCTCGACGCTGGTGGACGAGCTTGTCGAATATTCGACCTCGAGACTGCCGACCTTCTCGCGCTTGACGGTCGCGGAGCCGGTCACCACCGGGGAAAGGCTGCCCGGATTTGTCAGTTCGAGGAATGCTGCCTCATAGCTAGCGTTCTCGATCGCGACCGGGATGGCATCAGATGGGATTGCCTCGCCGTAATAGGTCTCAGCGGCAGTGCGCGGCCACGCCCTTTCTTGAGCGAAACCGCCGGTGCGAGACCCGGGGAACTTGAATTCGTATCGATCAACGAACATCGAACCCCGCTGGCGAGCTGCAGTGATGTCTGGATCGCTTTTGCCCTCGGGAACGACATAGCCGGCGGCTAGCCAGTAGGCCTGAGCCTTCACGTTATCGCCATAACCGGCCATGTTCATTCTCCTGGGAGGAAGAGATTCCCGGCAGTCGCCCGCCGGGGTCAGTGGTTACTTCTTGGAGGCCTCTATATAGGCGGCCTTATCTTCGTCGCTCATCGCATTGAAGGCGTCTGCATCGACTTTGGACAGCCCCGACAGCAGGACGCTTTCACCCTGCGTGACGTTGAACTTTCCGCCGCCATGGTGCTCAGCCTTGATCACTGCCGTCTGGCTGCCTGCACCTTCGGAGACGGCCTTCTCGGCAGCTTCCAGCTTGGTGCGCAGTTCAGCGATCTGCTGATCACGCTCGGCAAGAGCGAGCTTGAGGCCAAGAACCTCCTCGCTGTCGCCTTCTTCGCCCGGTGCCTTCTTCTCGCCTTTGGCAAACCAGCCAGTGTCGACAGCGGATTTCAGCGCCTTGTCGTCGATCTCGCCTTCCCATGTCTGCCATGGGTCGACGAAGACGAGGCCGGTGGAGGTGTGGAGGCCACGCGGGCCGGGAGAGACGTTGGTGACTTTGGTCATGTCGGTCTCTCCTTACACGCCGTCGATGTAGCTGATGGCCTTCGGCAGGCGGATTTCCGTGCCGCCGGTGCGCAGGATGCCGGCCACTTCCCAGGTCATGGAAGACTTCTGGAACGGAGGCAGGAACCGGTGAGGCATCGGCAGGTGGAAGCGCACGACTTCTGGGTCGCGACGGTAGGCCACCATACGAGCGGTACCGCCAGCGCCAGCCGTGTTGAGCGCACGCAGGGTGCGGATAGTCAGCGGGCGGCCGGTTTCAGCCGTATAGGTGTTGTTCTCGCGCAGGAAGGTCGCAATCGTCTTGTCGGCAGCGTTTCCGATCGGACGTGTTGCGATAGCGTTGAAGCGAGAGAACGGGAGCAGGATGGTATCGGCCATCTCGACTTCCTGAGTGGAGGTCACGATGCCTTCGATCGCCGAGTTGATGTCGACGAGGATCTGCTCGGGGGTCTTGGTCGACCAGGTCGTGGTCGAACCGGTACCGGTTGCAGCGGCAGTGGTTGCCGGGACAGTCGGATCGTTGACGAGGCCCGTCCAGCCCTTTTCCGCCTGGCCGACCATGCCGGTGGTCCAGAGGAACTGTTCGGCAATGGCGCGGGCTGCTTCGCCCTTCTCCGGGCCGAGCTGGCGACCTTCCAGAGCCGCGACCTGCAGTTCTTCCATGGACCACTCGTAGCCGATACCGGCCAGTTCGAAGCCCTTGAGGAACTGATCGCGGGTCACGTCGGCGTAGGGCATGTCGAAGCCCTTGCCGCTCAGGAACTCTGCCTTGCCGACCGCGTCCGAGGAGCGGAACAGCGTACCGCGTGCCCATTCGCTGCCTTCGGTGATCACAGGGATCAGGGAGGCGTAGTCGAAGGACGGATACTTCCGCTTATAGACCGTGCGTTCGATGTTGTAGAACGCCGGGGTGACGAAGCCGAGAGCGGCCTGTGCGTCGTGAAAATCGATCTTCTGCATGTTGGCGCCTCCTTAGCGCTTCGCCAGCCGGGTCAGACCGGCAGCGCTGAGCGTGTCCTGGAAGAACCAGCCGGTGAGGATGGTATTCGAGGTGGACACGTTGGTGATGGCGCCAGCCGAGGTGACGTAAGCCTGATCACCATCGGCGACGGCTACGCTCGACTGCACCCAGACGACACCCTGGGTGAGGATGCCGGCGGTGGAATACTGCGGGTACGAATCCACCTGTACGCCGGTGGCAGCAACTGCTGGTGCGGCGTAGTTGGCGATGGTGATGCCCAGAAGCGTTGCGGCTGCCGGAGTTGCAGTCACGCCATGGTCACCAGTGCCGCGGAATACCGGCTTACCGAAGCCGATCGCCGTGGCATCTTCGACCGTGCGAGAGATGCGGTTGCTGGTTTCACCGTTGGCGATCATGCCGGCATAGCCGACCGCGCGAACGGCAGTGTAGGTATCCTGATAAGCGGGCATTGCCGTTCTCCTTGTTACGCCGCGTTTTCGGTGTGCTTCCAGCCATCGCGAAGCGACTGATCGCGATCCTGGCGTGCCTTGTCGGCTTCAGAGCGGGCATTCGGGGCGGGCTTGAGACCGTCCTTCAGCACGCCAGCGAATGGGTCAGCGCCAGCTTCCTTCTTGGCGTCTTCCACCAGAAGGTCGAAACGGGCGTCGATGTAGGCGTCTGCCTTGCCGGCAATGGCTGCGTCACCGAACTTGGCAACGACGACAGCTTTGCGGATCGCAGCATCGGACAGGCCGGCAGTCTGAACATCCTTGGCGATCGAGGTCGCGATCGAGACGAGATCGGCACGTTCCTGGACGCGCTTGTCGAGATCGGCGTCGGAAAGCACCTTGGCCTTCAGGCTGTCGATTTCGGCGTCCTTCTTCGCGAGATCCGCGTCCTTCGCCGCGAGAGCCGAGACATGAGCTGCATCGGCCGTGCTCATCTTGGAGTGGGCATCTTCCAGCCGCTTCTGCAGCGTGGCGATGACGGTGGCGCCCTGGTCGGTCACTTCAACCGGGATGCCGTCGACGGTAACCGTCTTCAGGGTCATGATCTTTTCCTTCTGAGGTTGATGATCATTGATCGGGGCAACGCCCCACTGTTCGGAGGCGGCATCGCCGATCCGAGCGCTGGAACCAGCCCTGGCGCGATCTACGATAGCCAGGTGGTTAATTTTGATGTTCGTCTGGGTGGCATTGAACGCCTGACCGTCTTCGGTGACGCCGTCGCCCCACACCAGTTCGCAGGTGTAGCCGGCGGAGAGTTCGCGTTTGCCGCTGTCGACTGCCGTGATCGCTGCAGCGTCCTTGAGGATGAGCGGCAGGTGGACCCATTCGCCATCCTTCTTCGCCGCGGTGCTGACTTCGCCGACCGACAGGCGCTTCCAGTTCTCAGCAGTGACGGATTCTGCCGGGTGATCCATCGTCACTGGTGCGTGACTGAAGCTCTGCAGGCTGTCCTGCGAGAAGACCTGATCGGCAGGGCGATAGACGCGCACCACGTCCAAATCAGGCTTGCCGACTTCCTTGCCGGAATAAAGCTGGATGCCCGTGCGCACCGACTTGGCTTCGGCAACAAGGTATCCGTCGGTCGTCCGACGTGTGCCGGACACCGTTACAGCGTCGGTAAATTGCATGGTCATTGCCTCATAGAAAAAGCCGCCCGGAGGCGGCCTGTGTGGCGGTCAGTTGATGTCAGGGCGATGGGTTAGGTAGCGGCGAGATAAGCAATAATCAGGTCAATCTCGGCGTTAGTTTCTGTGCCATCGGTGATGATGAAGTCAGTGTCGAAAGTGCCGTTGAAAGTTTCACCGCCAGTCGTGACGCTACCCTTGATCATGGTTTTTCCAGCTTCCATTGCGGTTTTCGATCCACCATCGAAGCTTTCGGAACCTATTGTAAGGCGACGGCCTAGCACAAATTGACTATCCCCAACCAAGGTCCACCTTACGCCCATTACTTGCGTTATGTCGTTGGCGACAGTCCCCCCAGCGCCTTGGCTCTGCGCCCACATCTGGCTGCCCTGCCGCATGACCATGAGGCAATTGCTACTGATACGGAATTGGAGCGCCTGACCTGTTGACTTTATAAGTGAGCGGTTCCCGGTACCGCTCGGCGTGGCGCGTACATACACGCCGCCCCGAGAACCGGATGCCGATAGCGCAGCAATGGCAGAGGCATCGCTACCCATGTAGATCAATTTGCTGCCAAGGTCGGCCGGTGACCAAGGTTTAACATAGGCAGGGTTGAGAGCGCCAATTGCGTTGAGAATATCCCATTCGAAGTTCGTCTCGGTTGTGATCGACCCAACCGGACCGCCGCCATTATCTTCTCGGATGGAGAAGTATCCGTCACCACCATCCCAGATCGTCCGGCTCAAACCCTGCACATCCATGTAATCGCTGACGGTCCTGAACCATTCGGCTCTATCTTCCAGCTTCGCCCCCGGCAGATCGTAATTGTTTCGGACACCAAACTCGGTGATAAATATGCGGGAACCGGGCAATCCATGGTCGTGCCGCCACTTCTCCACCGAACCGCCACCGGGGCTGCCAGGGTTTCTTGAGCCAAAGATTGCTGCGAACTGATAGTTGGCGTTGGTGACGGTTTTCGACCCGTCCCAGTCTCCGACATAGCCGAAATTGAACTCCCCGGAACCGGGGCTTGTTTCTCCAAAATACCACGTCAGATCGGTGGTGATGTGGTTGATCCGGTCTGTCTTCTCGGCAGACGAAAGGCGGCTGTCGGCGTTGATACGCGCCGTCGCATCAGCAATGAAAGTGCTGCTCAGGTCCTCCGTGACCGGGAACGGGAGGCTGTTGACGTAGCTCCAATATGCCGTACCATTGAGACCTTGATGAGTAAACACACCCGGCCAGTACATGTGATAAACGAACCCGGTGTTCTCTCCGAACTTCTCAGGGGTGAAGTCAGGGCTAGTTTGGTATTCACCCTGCCACGGACAGAGTAACAGGGTGATTTTACCACCACATGTAGACCTCAAATATTTGACGAGATCGGGCAACATGGCGTCGTAATTCGCCTTGAGAGATTTCGGCGTCTCGTTCCATAGTTCGAACGCAACTTGGTCTGCATCGTACCCGTTCAAAAGGTTAAGAACGCGCGCCCATACGCGCTGAACCCTACCTTTGAGAGCGTTGCCGCTGGCATACCCCGCCGTCAAATCCTGTTCAGGGTAAGCAAGGTTCGCTGGAACATGCATATCGACGATACACTTCAAACCATGTGTGAGAACATCCTCGATCGCGCCCTTGACCATGCCGAGGTATAGCGTCGTAAGGGGTGTGTTGCCGTCGGCTGTCAGCAAGGCTGTAGGATCAATAGCAACACGGATGTGGTCGAATGTCGTCTGATCCGCAATCTTGGACCATGCCGCCGCAGTCTGTTTGGATGTCCATAGATTAGGGTTGGACCACGGAGCCCATTCCTCAAATCCAAGCCATCCGAGGTTGACGCCGTTGCTGGCTGAAAAATACGTTCCGTCCCACGGCACCCCACCGCCCTGTACTGCGATGGTATCCACCCACTGTCCCGCACTGTTCTGCGCTGCCTTGCCCGTCACGTACCTGACCGGAACCCCGAACTCGCTCTCCTCTACCGTGATCACATCGACCGGACGCCCGACGATATCGGTCTCGCCTGCTACGGCCTGACGAACCGGTATGGCATCAACGGGCTGGCCGATGCTGTTCGTCGCAACGACTGTGGTGACTGTCTTGACGAGCATCAGTCTTCCCGCAACTCTTCGAAGATCTCAGGACCGAGAATGATCTTGCCCGCGTAGGGCACGACCTTGGAGAGATCGACATCGCCGCCAATCTGGATGGAGATGTGCGGCTGGTATTCCTCATGATCCCACGAGGCGCCGTTCTCGATGATCTCGCGGTGACGCCAGACAAGTTCGGGTGCGGTGATAAGCAGAACCTTGTATTCGCCGTTCTGACCGAGCGCCTCGACCATGCGAGGGCCGCCAGAGCCGATCTCAAGGCGATCTGCCCAACTCGTCCCGACGCTGAACCAGTCAACCGGCTGCTTGGAATAGGCGATCGTGACATGGAGATCCGGAACAATGTCCGTGAACCCCTGCTCTGTCGCCCACCGGACGATCTCGGCGCGGTTGATCACGTCCCGCCGCACATAGAGCGTCCGCGGCGCTGCATCGTTCGCTGCCCGCTGCATGCGGGTCACGTTGTTGGTGTTCGCTGCCTGTGCGGCTGCTGCGGCGGCAAGCTCATCGTCGGATGGCTCTTGCTCTCCGATCTCTCCGAATTCATCCACAGCGGCAGCGAGGCCCGGCAGGTTGCCGTCTTCTTCGATGCGCGAGATGAGCGCCTTGGACACTGCTTCGCGAGCGATGATCTCTTGACCTGTTCCCGATCCGACAAGCTGGCGGGCGCCATCTGCATAGAGCTTGAAGACCTCCGCCCTTTCCTTCTCGGTCTGGCTGTAGAGCGGCGACCACTCGTAATAGATGGCCGGGTCGCGACTGCCAGTTGCCGACCGTATCGCGCATTCGTCAAAGCGCCAGAGAGCCGGGGAGACCTTGTTCCGCTGGCCAGCGCCAATGCCGTCGTAGTAATTCTTGAGCGTAACATCTCCGTTAGAGCCCAAGCCTGACGGCGCATCCTGAAGGTAGCGGAGCAGCGGGATATCAGAGGCACCGCAAACAACCTTAAGGAATTGGAGAAGAAGCTCTGGGAACTGACCAAAATTGATGGTCTTCTGCTCCCACTTCTCGCCCTTGGCGTTCTCACCATCCCCGCCGTTTCCTTCCAAAAGCAGCATGTTGAACATGCTCTTCATGATATTGGCTTCGGAAAAGCGGCGTTTCAGTTGCTCCGTGGTCTTTTCGTTCTTCAAATATTCCGAGAGGTTCGGGACATAGATTACGTCAGTTTTCGCCTCAGGCATCAAAGCTACGGTATACTGTTGGGACGACATCGCATTGTTGAGCGCGTCATAGACGACCTGCAGGACACTATCGCCCCAGATTTCATCCTCCGCCATCGTCTTATCAAGTATCGGAGCGCCAATGAACCGGATGACGCGAGACGGGTGAATGTTCACTTGCCGGCCATCCATACCAGAGACCTGCCACATGGCTGGCTCTCCATAGTATGGCGATGTGATGTCCTTGTTGACTTCAGTCCAACTAACTTGGTCCCGGCCAAGAACATGCACGTACTTCAAGTCGTCTTTGCCGACCCGTTCAACTACAAGCTCATCCTGCGCTTGCCCACTATTTACCCCAAGGATCAGGACGGCACCGCCGCGAAGGCGGGCAAGTTGCATCGCCTCGTTGACCTTGGCCTGGATGTTGATTTGCGGAGCGCGCTCGACTTTCTCGATCGCTTCAACGACAGCTTCATCCGCTTTCCACTCGCGCCACTCGCGGGTCATATCATCGGGGATGATGTCGACGACCTTGCGTGCCATCCACTTACTGCGGTGCATGGCGACAATCTGTGCAGGGTCGAGCGGCGCGAAGGTATAGACGTTGCCTACGTTCTTATCTTGGGACGTTCCAAGGCCAGTGATGAAGTTCTGAAGCCGGTCAAAGAGAAACATCAAACGACCCCAAGCATGCCATAGTTGAACCCGCGCCTCACCATCGGCCCGAGGGCGTACCGGATTGCGTCCATGTAGTGGTTGTTCGCATCGACGATCGTCGGTAGAACGTCACCGCTCAACCTGTCCACCTTGTACGAATAGAGCCGGCATTCGCGGGCTGTCTTCTCGCATCGAGGATGGACGACGATCTTCTCGAAGTTGCGCATGAAGGCGATGCCGTCTTCGACACTGCCCTTCCATTTCTCCACCGATTCCGATTTCGGCAGGCCATGCCGGCGAATGTGGCTGATGCCCTCTGGTCTCGCGCTGTCCCACCGCGTTGTGTAGCGCGCAAAGTCCGGTATGCGGCCACCGATGAAGGTAGCGTAGTCGTCGAGCTCCAGCGCGGTCTTGCCGGCCTCGTATTCGATCCAGAGCCGACCATCTCCGATCCAGCACCGCACCGCGGCTGTCGGATCCTGGCTGAAACCAAAGTCGCCGCCCTGATATGGCCCGTCCCAATGCGGTTGCGGCTCGAACTCCTCGACGACATACTTGCCGGAAAGAATCTGCGCCTCGGTGAGGGTGAGGAACGCTCCTTCCCAGACATGTTCATATGTCTCAGGTCGAAGACGCCTGTCCTGCTGCCGTTGCTGCTCAAGAACGCCGGGGAACCACGGATTATCCGACCAGTTCACATCCGATATGATGCAGTCGTCGGCCTTCTGTTCGATGAACCGCTTATGTGTGGCGCTATCCGGGCTTTCCGGGTTGTAGCTTACCCAGTTCTCGACATACCAGCCGGGGCCCTCGTCTCGAAGCGTCGGGATCAGCTTGCGCCAGGCGATCTCCGAAACGCTCTCCGCCTCGTCGGTCCAGTTGCCGATGATGCGGGCCTTGGACTTGATGCTATCGAGGTTATGCCTCAGGCCTGCGAACGCGTAGCTGATGCGCCGGTTCTGCGTCCTGATGTATTTCTCACCAATGTCGAAGTAGTCAGCTAGCCACGGCTGCGACCGGATCGACGCTTTGATTTCCTCCATGGAACTTTCGTCCAGGGAGTTGAGATGTTCGCGGCTCGCAAGGAAGACACCTTCGACGCCCATCTCCGCCAGCTGGTAGACGCGCAGCGCAGATCGAAGTGCAAGGCCCCTCGTCTTTCCCGAGCCACGCCCTCCCTTGAAGACCCGCGTCCTTGCCGGTCTGGCAAAGTTGCGCGTGATCTTCGGGATTTCATCAATCGTTACTTCCATCGACTTCCGGCGATCTGAACACGATGGTGGTTGGCTTCTGGCTCATGCTGCCGTCGCTGGACGTATGATCAACCTTCTGGCGGTTGGTGAAGGCCTCGCCCATCTCCTTCGCTGCCTGTTCAGCAGCTTGGAGCGCCAGCACAAGGTTCCCCATTCCTTCAGCCCTCTCCCCGACACGCTGGATCAAGCGAAGGCGGGCCGATCGGTGCGACCAACCGATGGACGCAGTATCCTCAATGAAGGCCTTGCGGGTGGCATGGAACAGCTCGCGCCACTTCGCGGAAAGCTTACGCCCGGCCCGCTTGGTAGGATCATAGGACTCCGCAGTCTGCGGCGTGATCTCTGTCCCGAATTCCTTCTTGAGCGCATCCGCCGCCGTCTTAGGGCTATCGAAGCATGCGAGAGCCTGCACCACAAAGGCTTGCTGCTCGTCGGTCATTTTTTTTGCGGCCATTAGATCCTCAGTACCCCATCAGGATCAGGCAACGCGCAACTGACATGTCCCACATACATGGCCGATGCTGGCTCTTGATACTTCTGGCGGTTTGTTTGCTGCCTCAACGAGGGCGCGGACATTGGCCGCGTCTGCCCCATATCTGCGGACCACACCGACGAACTCTTCGACGTCATGTCCACGCATTGCGAATGCCGGGCTTCCGTCCTTCCTGAACTTCGGACCATATGGCCCCTGTTCTTGCCCGGCGTGGTAAAGCTCATGCTCGACCAGCGCGCAGAACTCAGCGTCAGAGCATTTGGTGGCGTACTGGGCATCGAAGGTCAGGAGGAAATGCGGGACTTCTCCGAACCACTGTTGAAGCTGCATCTCGACACGAGAGCGAGACCACTTGCCTGCAGGCGGCAACCCCATCTCGCATTGACCGACCACTCGCCGTCCATGTCTCCCGTTGGGGACATTGGTCCACAGCGCGCCGATCGAGGCGAAGCGAAGGTGTGCGTGATCCTCGTTCAGAAGATCGGCGCCCTCGTCGATGAATGATGCCCTTGCCCACTCGATCAGACCGAACGCTGGCTCGAACCGGATCGATGTGTCTTCGATCATATCCACAGGTGGCAACGGTCTTTCCATCGTCTTCCTCCTGTGGAGATCTGTGGGAATCTCGCCTGCTGGTGAAACTGGCGTGACCGAATCGATGACGTGTAGGATGATCGGCTCCTCAACTATGGAAGGAGAAGCGAATGGCATTCATTAGGGTCACGGAACGAAACAATAAAACCGTCCTCAACATCAGCGCCGAGCACGTTTTCATGGTGCGCACTGAGGGGACTGGGGCAGTCGTTCATGTCAGCGTTCCGTCGAGCGCCGGGCATGTCTACTATTACGTTGTGGAGGTCGAGGACTATGTCATCCAGCAAGTTGACAACGCCTTGGCCTACCGCCGCGGGAGATGATCTGCCTCGGGCTAGGCGGGGGTTAGGCGGCGAAGATGATGACGAGCCAGACCAGCTTGCAGATGACATGCAGAGCCTGATCGACCGCGAATGTCGTCTTGCCCCTCACCTTCAGCTCATCGATGACGGTGTGGGCCAGCCATTCGGCAAGGCCGAACCAGACAGCTTGCGGGCCGATGAAGATGAAGAGAACAGCTGCAACACCGGTGCCTTGGATGCCAGCGTGGGCAACGAGGTGATAGAAGCGCAGCGGCCCGTTGAATTTTGCATTGGCAAGGAAATCGCCCTGCAGAGGGTAATCGAGGATCCAGTGAACGCCGACAAGCATCAGCGCCATCATCATCAACGCTTCCATCAATCACCTATGTCTGAATGTGAGAAGCCCGCCGGCAGGAGTCATCCTGACGACGGGCTGGGTGGGTACGGGGACGAGTTGCCCACCATGACGCTCTAGAAACGCCGTGAAGGCTGGCCTCGCTGCTGCTTGGCGCTCTTGGCCACCATAAGCTAACGCCACCCGCAGGCAGCGTGCCGGGATCGAACCGGCGTATTCCAAGCCCCGATATGGTCAGGAAGCTGCGGGCCTTCCGAGGAGCACCCTCCGAACAAGCAAGGGAATCCGTCCTTCTTGCTATCCCTGGTAACTATCCCGCGCTGCTGTTTCGCACCCTTGCGGGCCGCTTCCCGATTTGGTCCTGCATGCGCCCTAGCCGACCCGTAGGCCTGCGGCTCTGGTGGAACCCAGGAGTTCGGACGCATGCAGTGTTTGGTTGCGGAGGCAGGATTCGAACCTGCGGCCTTTTGGTTATGAGCCAAACGAGCTACCGGGCTGCTCTACTCCGACATGAAAGGCTTTGGAATGATGGCCAGTTCCAACGGTCATGCTACGGCGGTCACTACCGGTAAGCTCCGGTCTATTGGACTTCCCGCTCGGTCATCGCGACCTTCTAGGCAATCATTCCAAACTTGTGGCGACGGGTAGGTCCCGACGCAATTCTCGACTATAGTTAACCTATAGCGAACTCAGGTTCCGGGCAATACCCTGTCAAGCGCGTTTGCGAAGATTTCCGTGGTTTTCATAGCCAAAATGTTGCGCCAACGCGGTGAGGCCCTGCTTCAGCATTTCTACATACGCGCGCTGCAGGTTCTTGCTCTGGGTAAGCTCGGTCACTGCCCTACCCTCGCCTGCAACCTTGACCATGATGTCATAGCCAATACCGAGGACGCGGCGGCAGTCTGCAAGGTCAATCCCTGCCTGAATCTGTCGATCCGATAGCGCTGAGCGTGGCCCGCCACCATCTACCGGCTCACGGCTGTAATCGAACGATCCAGCACCCGCACCGCCAAGCGCTTCCCAGATCGCGCAGAACTTCTCCCCAGCCCTTACCTGTGCCTCGTCGATCAGCTTGCGCGTCTTGAGCGTCACCAGTGCGCTCTCCTTCATGTTGACCACGCTGATGATCTTCTTCGGGTTCCACGTCTCGCCATCGTGGGCCGGGTTGTGGAGCGGGTTATCCACCTCGTGCAGTGCTGGCTTTGCCTGCATGTGGCCAATCGCCGCCAGCGTCACCGTCCCTATTTTTGCCTTGCGGCCTTTCCTCGCCATTCTCTTTCCCTCGTATTCGAGCCGCCTGCTCGGTTAATTCGGTGTCGACATGTCGGCGTGGACGCCAAGATGCTCTTCGGTTTTCTGGAAGTAGATTTGCTTGAGCCGGTCGTTCGGCTTGAACTCGGGCAGTAGATCGGCCCGGCCGCCGCAGGCATCGAACTCGCGCCATGGGAACGGGACCCAGCTCACCGGATCTTTGCCATCGTGCCAGTCAGGATAGCCGAAGGCATAGGCCTTCCCGCATTCGTCGCAGTTGTTCATGGCGAAGGTGACGGTCTTGTTCAGGCCGCCGCACCAAGGGCAACAAGCGCCGTTGGAAAAGCAGGAGACCGGGTTAGGCAAGCGCCTCAGCGCCTTGCTGAATTGATCTTCGTCCATCATCGCATCGCCTCCAACCGCTCAACCTTGACGACACGCCCGCCGCCGAGGAAGAGGCGCTCCGCCTTCGACCGAGCATCGTTCGCCACGGTTTCGAATGTCTCGCCCCTGATCGGACGGCCGTTCATGAAGGCGACGACGTGCTTGAGGCATTCTGCAGTGGCTTCCGCTTCTGTCGCGAAGACCTTCGGTCGATCTCCTTCGGCCATGACGGGTGCGGGATGAGCATCACGGCAGAAGCGAAGCATGGCCCAAAAACCGAAGCCGCCGGGGATGCGGCGTGCATATGCCGAGTATCGGTTCATGCTGCGCCCTCCAGGTCGTCGAGAATTGCGTCCACCATCTTGTCAGCTGCGACGGTCTGCAGGACCATGTAGATGAGCCTGTCGACGGTTATGCCTCGGCGCTCGGCATCTCTCTGGAGACGGGCTGCGGTCGCGGCGCTGTAGAGCGGAGCATTAGCTTGGATCGGCCTGTGTTCGGCATCCTTCCTCCTGACGGCGGTGAGTCCGTTGCGACGGAAGGTGCAGCGGACATACTCGGCACCAACGCCAAGTGCTTCTGCGATTTCGTCTGTGGTTGCCTTTGGGTTGGCGAAGTGAAGACGGATAACCTCGTCCTTCAGCCCTACCCTGCGGATTTCAGCCGTTCTCATGCTGCGGCCCTCCCTGGCTTCGGATTAATGTCGCCTTTCGATGGATAGACGAAAGGCTTTGGCGCCCAGACCTGATCAATGGCCCAGAGGTGAGTGGCACCGACCGGTAACTGACCGCGCTTGGCCATCGTCCGGAACGCATCATGCCCGACGCACTCGACAAAGAAGGCATATCCCTTATGGGCCAATTCTTCCGATCTGAGCCGATGCGTGATGCGGATGTCCTTGAAGGCATGCGCAACTGATACTGGGGCCGGAAGGCGCGGACGGTTGACTGCGTCGATCCGGCGCTGTTCGTCACGAACCATGTTCGCAAGCTCTGGCGGCCTTGGGCAGAACTTTACTTCCTCTCGCCACGTTCCCTTGACGAGCTGGACGACGACGCTCTTGAGCGTGCTGGGTAATAGACCTTCCAGCGCCACCAGGTAGCCGCCAAGCAGATCGTCAGCGTCTACCCCTCTGGGCAGGGGCAAGGAGATGAACATTGGGCGGATGATCTCCGCCATCGTCGTGGTCGATTGTCTTGCTTGCTGGTAGCTCATGGTCGTTTCTTCCGGTGAAATCGTCTATGGCATCGAAGATGGTTCTCTCTCTCGGAGGCGGGCCGCGCGACGGTGCTGCCGATTGGTTGCCGCTAGACAGCCACTCAGGTTTCACGCTGGTCCAATTGCGGACGATCATCTCGTCGGCGGCAGCGTTGATGTCGGGGCAGGCCTTGAGGGCCTTGGTCAGAAGCCGCGCGGCGTAAGCGTTCATGGTCGCTTTCTTTTTGCGACGAAGGCTCACGATGGCATCGATGCGCTCTTGATTAAGGATCGGCGCAAGCTCGGATTTGAAGCAAGCCAGATCAGAACGCGGCTTGTCCGCGACTTCTTCTTCTTTTTTAGAGTTGGGTATCTCTAAGTTATTTTGTTTTACATCTCCGCGCGTATCGCCCCCGCATGTGAGGAGACTGTCACTGTGACGTAACGTGACGTCACGTGACTTATCGGCTTGACGCTTGCGATCCTGCCGAACACGGTCAGCCTCTCGACGCTTTTCAAGCGCGTCGTTCTGCTGCTCTTCGAAAGCCTTCACGGTTGCGAGGATGACATCGCCAGAGACGCCAGCAGCGATGAGGGGAGCGAGGATCGCGGACAGCTTCATGATCAAGCCACCCTGCGGATTTCAGCCGCTAGACGTTCGGTCCAGGCATTGCCGCGCCAGATCTCGCCGCCACGGGCTCTAACTACCGCCTTGAGGCCGTAGTCTTCCATAAGGATCACATCACGCTCGCCATCACGCTCAGCGTTGTGGAATTTCTTGCCGTCGCATTCTACTGCGATACGGCGACCGCCCGGGAACATCACGAGAAAGTCGACTCGATACGGACCGACGCAAACCTGCGGCACAATGACGAAGTCTTCTTCCCAGACGCTGGAAGGAACAACCGTTGATACGCTGGCATAGAGTGGGAGGAGAAAGTCGTGGCCGTATCCGCGCCCAGCCATTTGGTAGAGAGCTACCTGCTCGATGGGGCTCTCGCATAGGTCGACCGCACGATCGATCTCCCTGACTATCCGTGAATACTGATCCTGAGGCAGATCAAGCATCTCGTCGGAACGAGCAACCGCCGACCTGATTTCAAATCGCTTCCAAGACTTTCGAAATTTACGGCCGCGCTCTCCCGAGCGGATGGACTTGACGATGTCGATATCGGCAAACGTTTTCACAGCGACATCCCTCTAAGCAGGGCGGCGGAAACGCCGCGGTATTCGCGGGGGACCAAAAGGGAGAGCCACTCAGACCAGCAAGCATTGGAAGCTGCAACGTCAGAGGCTGATCCAGTCTGATCGGACTTTGCCTTCGCCGCCACATAAGCCTCCCAGACTTTCGTCTGATGATCGTGGAGAGACACCACGTTGCTCATTTCCACACCTCAACTTCGATGTTGTATGCTGCCTTGATGATCTTCTGGACGCGGCGAAAATCGCGGGTAACGACGCCCTTGACGTCAATGACGCGGAGCCTTCCGTCCTGCTCATGGTCGATGAAAGCGAAGTCGGCGCGATAGGTGCCGATGATCTCGCCATTCACGATGAGTTCGAATTTCCGCTGGCGGGTGAAGCCGGATATCTTCCCGGCTTTCTCCAATAGCTTGAGGTCGCCATAGACCTCAGCCTCGCGCTTGCTGTCGAAGGTGATGCCGTCGACGACGGTCTTCTTCGCCCCATACTTGTTGCCGCGCTTCTTCGGAGAGACTTCGGCAAGGTATTGTTCTCGGGTCAGCGTCTCGGTCATCGGGCGTGCGCCTCTCTGATCTCGCGGAGCTGCTGGCGGGCGCGGAGGCGGTACAGCCTGCGGTTCTCTGCCTTCTGCTCCAGGGTCTGATTGACGCGCGGAGGCTTCGGAAGGGCTGCGGCAGCACGCCGGGACAATCGCTCTTCCTCACGTCGGGCGGCGACCCGTTGCGCCTCGCGCTTGGCTTCCCGCTTTGCTCGCTTCGAGAGATATGGCTGGATACGCTCGATACGGCGCAGCCTGTGTATCTGGCGCTCTACCTCTGCCTCTGTGGTGTTGAGGTGGGAGGCGATGGAGATGTAGTCCATGCCGGAGCGAAAGAGCTGGAGGGCGTTCATTTGACCACCTCAAACTTTCGCTTCGACGGTGGCTTGCGAGGGCCGTATCCTTCACCGAACGCATGCGTGTCGTTCTTGTGCCCGACTGGATCGCTGCCGAGCTGCTGGCGCACTTTCTCCACGCCGACCTCAACGTCCATTTGATAGACGCGATCGCCGGGGCAGTGATCGTTGACGCAGAAGAATTCGATCGGCTCGTCAGAGTAGATCGTCCAGCATCCCTGATCGTCCATGTTCATGACGACGCGGTTCATGCTGCCTCCTCGCGCTTGGCGGAGGCGGCTCTTTCGGACGCGGCCTGATAGTCATCGCGGATATCGGTAAGCATCGCGAGCTTTGCCCGCTGCGCGCCGTTGTCTTGGCCGACCATGCGGGCCTTAAGCCCGTCGATCTGGTCATTGAGAAATTCTATCTTGGCAGGGATGTTCTTAGCCATTGACGGGAGCCTCATACCTTTCCTTGAAGGCATGGAAGGCGTCGAACGACACGGCTTTGAAACTCTGCGAGGTCTCGGCAAACAGCCCGTCGTTTACCGGCTCGACCAGTTTGTTCTCGACTAGGAAGAGTGCAGATGCAGGAGGAATAGGTTGCCCCCCCCTACCATCGAAATAGATAAATCCGCCGCCCATCACCATCGCTTCGTCTGTCTGCGAAGACTGACGGCAAAGCATGCCACCGCGCGCTGAAAGGCGGGCGAAGGCAACGCATATGTTCTTGTGGAGCTTCTTGAATTTTGCTTTTGGCATTGCTCAATCTCCTATGCGGCGCGTGATTGTTCGATCGCGTACCCGGCCCATTGATCGGCCATGGCGGCGGCTATTCCGGTGAAAAATCTGGACCGCTCTTTCCAGCGATCCGGGCCGGGCGGCATCCGATGCACGCGTGCCTCGCGGCCTTCGACGATGTTGGTAGGGGAAAGTGGCGGCAGGCCTTTGAGCCAGAAGCAGGTGCGCTTGACTTCTGGATGGCCGAACTGCCAAGGCTGAACGCTCTGGGCGAAGTCCTCGTAGTTCGCGATCCTCTCTTTGGCATGCCGGTGCATAACTGGGTTCTCGATCGCGATCCGATCGATCGGGGCATTCCAGAAAGCCGAGAAAAGCGCGGCGCCTTCGTCGAGTTCGGCCCACATCTGATCAATGGTCTTCCCAGCCGGCGGCGCCGATAGCCAGCGGACGCCGGAATTGCACAGCCGCGTGCATGGTGGGTGAGCTACCATAAGCATATCCCAGCCATCATTGAGCAAGTCGCGGGCATCTCCGCGGATATGGCGATTGCTGCCATCCTCCGCCGGCAGAAGGTCGCAAGACCAAGCGTCATGGCCGCGATCGAGGAATGCATTCCGTACAGTCCCGGAGAACTCACAGGCGACAAGGATTTTCATGCTTTTCATTGCTCGTCCCTCAGTTCTGGGCATATCCATTCGGCCAGTCCGGCCGCCTTATCCCTGAGCCACAGGGCGATCGCTTCGCGCCGCTCTAAGCTGAGCCATCTGACGAAGACGCTCGGTCTTGGCTTTGTATTCGGCATGAGCATCCCTCGCGTTCCTCAGTGCTTCGGCCGTTTCGTAGAGCTCGACCATCTGGAAGTGCTTGACGATGCGGCTCTCGTTGTTCCACCACCCGCGAAGGCGGCGTTCGGTCCATTGATTTTCGGGGTCTTCGCGGTGGGGAAAGCGTGCGCGCAATTCGCGGCAGGCGGTGCGGAACATGTCGCCGATGTGGCGCCTCGCTCCGATCTCCTCGACCAAGAAGTTTGCTGTTGCTACGTCGTCCATACGCTCACTCAGACCTTGTTTTAGCGTTCCCGAATCTTCGGGTGAGATTTCCGATTTCACTGGCTGCTCCCGTGCGAGTTTCTCCGTGTTGACAGGAGCCACCCATGAGCAGGATCGATGATAGAAAAGACGGCGGTGATCGCCTTGCCGGGCTTTCGCCCGCCGTCTCCGGTCCGCCTGGGCCAACCGTTATTCAGTTCCCTCGCAGAGCCACCGCCGCCGCTTTGGGCTCTGCCGGGTGTTCCGAGACCTCCTCGGGACACCCCTCGTTTCAGCCCCTCGGCCCTATCGTCCAAGCCGTCGTGATGAGGCTCCAAGATGATCGGGTCCGACTGCAAGTTATGATCCCGTCTGGCGAGGGGTTGACTGGGGGCGTCACACCAGACGGGACCGACGACGGCTCACTGGGAGGCTGAGACCGCCGTATTCGGAAATGCGATGATGCGTTTCGATGTCTGTTCCGCGAGAATGGAGGCCTGCTCGTCGTCTTCGGCGGCTGTCGCGCAAGCGCCGGACATTCCGACAGCTGCGATTGCAGCGATGACGAGGCAGGTAACAACGATGCAGCCGACGATGATGAATGCGGTGATCATGCTCTGCTCCCTTTGCGTTGAACCTGTTTCCGCTCCCAACGGGCCGCGCCCTGCGTGGCCTCAATGGCGTCTTGAGCGTCTATGTCTGTTTGGACGGATTGAATGTCGGATGGCTTTTCGGATGGGCCGGGGCGCTTGGTCATGCTGCGTCCTCG